CCGGCGTTAAAACTTCTGGCATCAAGATTCGTGGCACAGGCGCTGCGACTAAAGGTGTGATGGCACGCGGCCCAATGGCATAAACATGAATTACACGCAGCTCAAAGCCGCTATTCAGGCGTACACGGAAAATTCGGAAACGAATTTCGTGGCGGAGATCCCTGTCTTTGTAACGCAGACTGAGCAGCGCATTTACAATTCGGTTCAATTCCCATCCATTCGTAAGAATGTGCAAGGGTCGATGGCGGTTAACAACAAGTACTTGCAAGCCCCTGATGACTTTTTAGCTGTGTATTCTTTGGCCGTTATTACCGATGTTACTGGGGGTGATGTAAACACCGGCACTTACGAGTACCTGCTAAACAAAGACGTTAACTTTATCCGTCAAGCGTACCCCGTTCCAAATGACACGGGTGTTCCAAGATACTACGCTTTGTTTGGCCCTGCGGTATCTGGTGGGACTGTTACGGACGAGCTAACGTTTATTGTTGGCCCAACCCCAGATCAGAACTACAAAACAGAGTTGCACTATTACTACTACCCTGAGTCCATCACAACTGCAGCGGATGGTCAGACATGGCTGGGCGACAACTTTGACACGGTGCTTTTGTATGGCTCTTTGGTCGAGGCTTACACATACATGAAGGGTGAGACCGACATGATGCAGTTGTACAACCAGAAGTTCATGGAAGCGCTTGCGTTGGCTAAACGTCTGGGCGATGGTATGGAGCGTCAAGATGCTTATCGCTCTGGTCAGTTCCGTCAGAAAGTAACCTGATATGTCATTGACCCAAGGCGCAACAAACACGTTTAAGACTGGATTGGCCAATGGCACGTTCAGCTTTAGCAATACTGCGGACACTTCATACAAGATTGCGCTTTACACGGGCAGTGCCAATATTGGCCCCGACACTACTGCGTACACATCTTCTGGCGAAGCCACAGGCGGAAGTTACGCGGCTGGCGGATCAACGCTGACAATCACACAAGTACCCACGTTGGGTAATCAGACGGGTTCAACGGCTGCGGCTTATTGGTCGTTTGCCAACGTGACTTGGACAGGCGCAATCACTGCGCGTGGTGCTTTGATTTACAAAGATTTGGGCAGCGGCAATACGGCTTCAGTTGCGGTGTTGGACTTTGGTTCTGACAAGACTTCTGCCAACTCGTTTGTGGTTCAATTCCCCTCATCTACCTATAGCACCGCAATTTTAAGGATCGCATAATGGCACTTGTAAATACAACCAAAGGCGAGATGGACGAAACTCTTCTTGAGAAAAAAGAAGGCATCGTTGATAATGATAACGAGTACACCACTTGGGTGGAGTATTGGTTGGACGGGGAACTTGTGCACAGATCTGCGCATGTTCAATTAAAAAAATCCGTGGTGCTTTCAGGCTCCACAGCTTCTTTCGAGTAAAGGAAAAATCATGGCAAACACTCAAGCAATGTGCTCATCGTTCTTAGGCGAGTTGATGACGGCAACGCACAACTTCACTACCAGTACAGGCAACACTTTTAAAGCCGCTTTGTACTTGGCATCTGCCACAGTGAACGCATCAACAACTGCGTACTCGTCTACCGGCGAAGTAACAGGTACAAACTACACGGCTGGCGGTGTAACAGTGACAAACGGCACATCGCCCTTGTCTACAAATACATCTACTACAGCAGGCACAGGCTACTGGACACCCAGCGCCAGTATTACATATACCAACGTAACGTTGGGTACTGCTTTTGACGCCGTGTTGATTTACAACTCAACGTCTTCTAACAAGGCTGTTAGCGTGCATACCTTTGGTTCACAGACTGTGACTGCTGGTACGTTTACATTGACAATGCCTTCGAACACCACATCTACTGCGTTGCTGCGTTTAGCTACAACCTGATCCTCCTAAACAGGAGGGCAGTGAATGACAACCGCATGGGGCGCGAGTACATGGGGCAGTAATAGTTGGGGAGGTCAGCAATCTGAACTCTCTGGCGTTGCTGCGTCTGGTGCTGTTGGTACTGCGGGTGTAAGTGTTACTGTTGCGCTATCTGGTGTAGCAGCAACAGGCGCTGTTGGTACAACGACTGCCTCGGTTGAGTATCCTGTACCTATTACGGGTGTAGCGGCAACAGGCTCGGTGGGTTCTGTTGCTGTTGCGGAAAGACAGATTGCGCTGACGGGAGTTGCGGCCACGGGGTCGCCGGGCACGGTTACAGTTGCTGAAAGACAACTTGCTTTAACGGGAGTAAGTGCTTCCGGTGCAGTTGGTACGGTTACTGTTAGTGCGGCTGAGAATGAAGATGGCGTAGTTGCTACGGGTTCGGTTGGTACGGTTTCACCAACTCAGTCGGTGGCGTTGACGGGAGTGTCAGCTACAGGCGCAGTCGCCACAGTAGGGTTTACGTACGGCGCAGGAATTGATGGCGTAACTGCGGCGGGTTTAGTAGGCACAGTAAGCCCCACGCAAACAGTTGCACTGTCTGGAGTAACCGCTTCGGGCGCAGTTGGTACAGCTACATTTAACTGGCAAGCAGGCAGTGTTCAAGCTACCGGTGCAGTAGGCACAACTGGCGTTGGTGTTACGGTTGCACTTACCGGTGTGGCCGGTTCTGGGTTGGTGGGCGATGATGTACCAATCAAAGAGTTGGCGCTTACAGGGGTTTCTTCGACAGGTGCTGTTGGCACAATGTCGGTAGGTGCAAGGCTAGTAGCTATCACAGGCAGCCAAGCAATGGGGAATGTTGGAAGTTTTGGTGTGTTCTACTGGTCACTAATTGATGACAGCGAGAGCGCAAACTGGCAAAATATCAGTACAGTGTAGCTACGCGCTACACACAGACAGGAGCTTTAAATGACTACAGGCGCAACGGGACAACTAGGGTTAGCTTTACCGGTACAAGGTGAGCTTTCCGGCACATGGGGCGATACCGTCAATAACGGTATTACGCAGTACACCAACATTGCCATTGCAGGCACATTGACGCTTTCTGGTGATGGCGCAGTAACGCTTACCAATACCACGGGCGATGCTACGGCTTCCAACATTACAGCTAGTTCCACTCTAACAGGTGCGGGTACGGCTACAGCGCAGTTTGCGATTGTTAAGATTTCGGGCACGTTGACTACAACCAAAGTCGTCACTTTTGGTTCTGCCGGTTCTGCCCCGTATAGCAAAACTTTTTTGGTAGTCAACGCAGCCACCGGCGGCACTGTAACTTTTAAAGCATACGGCCAGACCGGTGTGTCGATTGCCGTGGGTGAAAGTGCGTATGTGTACTACAACGGTACCGATATTGTAAAAGTTTCCGGCACTTCAGCAGTAACTTCTTTTACTGCCGGTACTACAGGGTTTACCCCATCTACGGCAACGACTGGCGCAGTCACTTTGGCTGGAACACTTGCCACGACCAACGGTGGTACGAACCTGACCTCATTCACTTCTGGTGGCGCTGTGTACGCTACATCTACAAGTGCGCTGACTACGGGTACATTACCTACAGCGTCTGGTGGTACGGCACTAACTACCTTTACTTCTGGTGGTGCGTTGTACGCTACGTCTACAAGTGCACTGACTACGGGCACACTGCCCGTTGCTTCTGGTGGTACAGGAGTTACGGCTTCAACGGGGACTGTTGCGGTGGTGTTGTCAACTTCGCCAACACTGGTAACGCCGCTTCTCGGCACACCAACTTCCGGCACATTGAGCAACTGTACTGTTGACGGCACAGATTCTGTTGGCTTTCGTAACATTCCGCAGAATGCGCAGACCGGCAACTACACTTTGGTTCTGGCCGACTCAGGTAAACACATCTATCATGCCGTAGCCGCAGGCGCAGCCACATACACAATCCCAGCCAACGGCTCCGTTGCATACGCTATTGGTACGGCAATCACTTTTATAAATCTGTCAACAACTTCTATTAGTATTGCAATTACGACTGACAAGATGTATCTTTCAACCGCAGGAACAACTGGAACACGAACACTGGCTCAGTACGGTTCTGCAACGGCAATTAAAGTCACATCTACAGTTTGGCTAATCTCTGGGAGTGGTTTGACATGAGTGGCGCTCTACAAGCAGTCTTTCAAAATCAAAGGGCTTTTACAGCCCCTCCTGTAAATACTGTTGCGCCAGCCGTTACAGGCACTGCTACTTTTGGTAGCACGTTGTCGTGCTCCACAGGTACTTGGACAGGACTTCCAACACCAACATACACATATCAATGGCAACGCGTAACAACGCCAATCAGTGGCGCAACTTCAAG